AAAAACCCCAAACAAGTTGGGGCTAATTACTTCAATATTGTCGCCTTCCTAGTTAAAACCAACCATCTCTAGACCGAGGTACATTTTCGTTTTGAACTATTCTTATTCGCTGTACTGGTATTGTGTCTCTATGACCATCTCCGAATCTTAGTCTTGCTTTCATACCCGTTGGGGACTCAATAAGTCCCATCACTTCTGCATAGATTCCATGCTTTGCTAGTTTATCGTCCTTACTTATTTTTGCTATACGCATCTTGCTAACTCCTTTAGTGCACTCTTGGGTGCTTTTTCTAACCCCGCTAGGGCTGTGATAGGTAGTTCTAGTCTCTCTGCGAGTTCTTGAACTAACTCTAGTTTCGTGACTGGTTTCTCACCCGTTTTGGTTAGGTATTCAGTCTTTCTATAGACTCCTTCTCTACTTAACTTACCTATAATAGATTTCACACTTTTGTCTAACTCATTTGCTAGTCTTTCAACTGTTTCTCTACTTGGGTCTAGTCTGTATTGATTGGTCATCATCTCTACTTGGTCTTCAGTGTAGTTTACTGCCATAATCGATTCTCCCATTTTTTAATTAATCTTTCTACTGTATGTCTAGACATACCCCATTCTTCTGCACAAGTGAGTATTGCATCTTCTCTACCGAGTTTTGCTTCCCAGTCATAGAACTCATACTCCATTTCATCCTCAGGTATAGACATACGTACTCCTATTGTCTGCCTCGTGTGCTTCCCACTCACGAATTAAAGCGTCTCCTCTTAGTCTTTCACCAAAATATATCACTTTTCCACTACTTAGTGTTCTCTTAATAAGTCCACCATTGTATTCAATATCTATGACTGATTTACCTTCTGCTGTATCTTCAGGTCTGTCATCATACCACATCGAGTTTAAACTATGTGCATGCATACCTTTAACGCCTCTAGACCATTCTTCTGCTTGTATGAGTTTTCTTTGCCTCTCTACTATATCATCAAACTGTCCCATTAAGTTCTCCTGTCTCAAAGAAGTTATAAACAACATCATCTGCCCACTCTTGTGGAACTATACCAGTGTCTTTGTATTCTTCAAACCACTGGAAGTCATCATCATTTAAATCGCACTCGAACTTTTCTTCTAGCATAGTAGTTAACTCATTACCATCAATATAGTTCTCATCATGAGCACAGTAGTATTCATCATCTTTGTATGTCTCAAAATGGTCTACTCCAAAAAAGTTTCTGAACTCATCTTCATAGGTCATTTTTGCACTTAGTTCGACATTGAACTTATTACTAGCAAACTCTAGCATATTGATTACCATCTGATATGGTGTAGACCACGCACTATAACCATTCATATAACCGTGATTTTCCCATTCTTCTATATTACACCACTTTGCTCCTACATTATCACAATACCACTGGTACGACTCTTTTATCCAACCATCTTCATCATACTCTCTAGCAATATTACTCATAAAAGGTTGCTCGTGTAAGTCTACCAACTCCTTAAACTTTATAGGTAGTTCTCCTTCTTTCCAATGTGGTCTTTCGTGTTCTTCACTTTTGAACAGACAATCCCATTGTTCGTCAGTTAAACCTTCTACACTTAAATTAAAATAAACATGATTTGCCATTATATATCCCCCTGCTCACGCACTTCACTTCTTACTACTTCAAAACCATTAGGATAACGCTTTTCTAACTTCCTAATGTTTTCATCCATTACTTCATCAGGGGTAAAACCTAATGCTTTACAACCCTGCACCCAATACCAGAGAACATCTCCTAGTTCTCTTTTCATGTGGAAAATCTCATCATTTGAGAACTTACTATCTGACTGAAATACTTTCTTTTTAACTACTTCAGCAAACTCTCCACTTTCTGCCATCATACCTATCAATGCAGTCATTAGTCTTGCCATATCTATTTCTTGCTCAACTACTTCACCATCTACTGTTGAGTGATTTCCTCGTAGGTATTCTACTCTATCACACATTTTGGTAGTATCTTTACTTACTGCTGAGGTACAACTATCTACAAATCTAGCATAATCATTTATCTTGCTCACGCTACACCTCCTGATATATCAGATATGAACTTCTCCATCTTTTGAATTGCTTCCATATCTTTTTTGAGTATGAGTTCATCATCTCTTACTATATTGCCGTCCTCTAACTCTATCCACATATGTTTACAGTTTCTTGTTGGTGACTCCCAATGTGGAAACTTACGTTTAGTGTCTAAAGGGTAGTTAATGGACTTTATCTTACTACCATTTGCTTCCATGCCTACTGCATAGTGTCTGTTATATTTATTTGCCAATGTCTTTCACTTCTCCTTTAGGTATCACTTGATATGCACCCTTGTTATAAGCAATCGATACCGTGTACTGCTTACTGATGTCTGCTTTGAATGAGTTATCCTTAGGCACAGTATATTCTCCAACTGCTGCACTTGGATATGTTTTCTCATCACTTTTAAACTGTTTGTTTGCGACTTTATTAAAATTAGGTGTCGCTTTTTTACTTGTATAAAGGTGTTTTACCTTTCTTTTACGACCAAATTGGTCATACATCATACTACCTTTTTTCACTATCTTCTCCTAAATTGATGTTCACACCGTAGAGTATACCTAATCTATGTAGCATTTGCTCATACTCAAAGGTCAACTCTACTATGTGACTGTTTATTGCTTCCAAGTCGTCTAAACACAACTTGATTTCTTCCTCGTGCCGTTGCAGTTCCTCTTTGAGGTTGTCTGCTTCGGTCTTTGTTGGGAAAGGAATTACTTTACCCACGCCAGTCGTCCTTGTTATTAAAGTACATATATACTAAGAACATTGCGACTAGAATTAATACTGTTAAGTCCATATCGCCCCCACTAGCATTATAATTAATACTGTATAACCGAACAGTAGTAGGAACCACTCTACAGAGTCAGAACTATCGAATGGTTCCCAAATTGCATCAAGTAATTTCCTCATCTCCCCTGTCCTCTGTATTTTTTGAACGAACGCTTTTTACTCTTGTTCATATTAATACTGATTCTGTTGTGTGAATCACCTTGTGAAGTCTTTTTCTTGTGTGACTTATGCACTGATTTACCACCCCACTTCATGATTGCACCTCAGGTTTTACCCACTCTATCTTGATACCTCTGCGTTGGAGTTCGTTTATGCACTTTACTCTAACTTTTGGTTTCGTTCTATTACTGTTGATTGCTTCGAACAGTTCTTCTTTCTTCATTGTGTGAAGGTAGAAATGCTCCATAGGTAATTTACTTGCTGGAACTCCTCTGATATATTTTTTTGCACTTGCTTTAAACTTTGCTGGCATAATGTACTCCTGTATTGTATTGTTAAACTTGGGGCAGTCCACAACTCTGCCGTGCACGTTCTGGCGTGACCACCACACTCATTCAGTTAGGAAAATGTGGTTTCCTTTTCTTTTCATACATATATTATACTGGATTTTAACTGACTTGTCAAGAACTATTTTTAAATAGGTAGAAAAGTTTGATGTTAACTTTTGTAAGACAAAAAAATGGGACACCGAAGCATCCCATCCAAACTGTTTGTTTTTTAAAGTGGTTGTGTCGGAATTAATCACAAACCTATCCACTGCGTAGCTAGAGGTGATGGATATTACGAACTTCAATCGAAGGTGCACTGCTCATTTCACATCACTTATCTACTAAATTGCTCTATTTTTAAGTCTTTGAGATTGACTATTGTGCCGACTTATCGAGTGCCAACTTCTAAAGTATATCTACTTAGTGACAGAGCGACTGCCGTTCTCGTTGCGGTCTCTTTCCTACCTAAAGGTTGCGACAAATCTGGGTAAACTGCCCCTCGTCCCGCAGTCTACATTGGAATCACACTCTTGATTCCTTACTCCAACTTTCAACTCGTCTACTGTGTAGTATGCTCTCATTACTTGGTGGTAGTTAAACTACTTGCACTCTGACTGCACTCGACTACTGTTGAGGTTGCTTACTTTGACAGTTAAAACTGAATCGCCGCAAGACTATACTTGTCGCTTTACCACTTGTTGTTGGCGTTGCCCAAACCAAGTGTGGTATTAAACGGGTTTACTTCTCGGTTTTATCCAACTTTCCCTAAGGCGTGGAATAAACTCAGCGTGGTTTCCTCACTCTACAATGATTGTGTGGTCGTAATCGTTGCGTCCTATTACCTTCGCACATTACTGTTTTACTTGTGTAGATGCGATACAATCCTCAAGGTTTTATACTTTCGACAAAGTGCCGAGAGTGAGTGTTCTACTCTGCTTACCGCCAGTATGCCGTAGCATTAGGACTTACTGATAAGACTCACTCTTACTCTGTTTACGCATCGGTTCATGCGACTATGTTTCACTCCTTGCTGCGGAAGGTATCTCACATAGTGAGTATCAAAAGCGGACATTTTCTCAGTTAACGCACTCTCATATATGTCTAAAGAGCATACGGCAGTTTTTTACGTGACGCCTCACAG